AATTAACTTTGTAGAGTCAAATTAATGACAATAGAAAAACTTATATCATTTCACATTGAAAAGCAATTTCCTGCTATCTATCGTGAAGATGGTCAAGAGCTAGTTCAATTTGTAAAAGAATACTACAAGTTTATGGAGACGAATGAAAATCAATCTCTGTACAATGGTAGAAGAATGTTTGAATACCGCGATATTGATACTACGCTCGATAGAATGTTACTCTTCTACAAAAATAAGTACTTGTCTGAACTTCCTTTCGACGGTGAAACAATCAGGATTGTGGTTAAAAATATTTTAGGATTGTATCGTCGCAAAGGAACTTTAGAGGGATTAGAACTATTTTTTACTCTATTCTATAATGAAAGTATTAAAGTTTATTATCCATCTAAAAATATATTCAAGCCCTCAGATTCAGAATGGAAAAGTGGTAACTACCTTCAGCTGTCACCAAATTCTGGGTTGTTTACTTCTACTAAAACTAACGAAATATATACTTATGCAGATGTGATAGGTAAAACTATCATTGGAGAAACTTCACGGGCACGTGCTACAGTAGATAAAATAAATTTCATAATTTTGAATAATTCGTTTACTCCTATAATATTTGTAAACGATAACACCGGCCAATTTATCGGGTCAGAAGGCATAATATGTGAAATAGATGGCGTTCCTGTAAATTTCGGAAGAATGTATGGTTCATTTACTTCAATAGATATTGACAACAATTATAAAGGAATGACGGGGAATAATATCGGTGATTTGGTAACGTTCCAAACTTCACCAGACGGTTTTGGTGCAAAGGGGTTAGTTACCGGAGTATCAGAAAATTTTACCGGTATTGTTTCTTATTCTGTTGAAGATGGCGGATGGGGTTATTCGATAGGCAGTACTAAACTGCTAGTATCTAATCAAATTATATTTTTAGATAATGAAGGTAGCAAGTTCGAATTACTCGAAACTTTGGAAGATGATTTGGGTAACCGTGGCGCTGTAATTGGCCAAAACGATATATCTATCGGTATTAGAATGGAGCCTGGTGATGAATTTGTTGAAAGTAATACTGTTGTAATATCGACCGTAGATAGAGATGTTAATGTTGATATTCAAGATTTATCTGGCGAAACACCTATAAGAATTGTTCCAAAAAATGAAACTTCGCCTGGTCCTCTTTATCCAGACACTTTAAACACTGCAGACGTTATAGTTGGTGAAATAGCTAATGAAGAAAATGTGTCTCTTATTTTTGATATAATTGGAAATTTTACCGACGTCACATTGGACGCGCTAAATTACAACGCCTCACCAGCTTTAATACCAATGTCTGGCAACACTGACCCAGTTACAATTGATACGGCGCTTGAAAACGCATTCGATTTAACACCAGTTGAAATAGGAACTATAGTAAAATTTAATAACATAAATCCAGGCACAGATTATGTTAACGACGTATTTGCTACTGCATTTGATACTAGACTAACGCTATTTACTCGCCGTTTACAGCAAATAACTCTTGAAGTAATGCCAGCAACTATAGGAATTGGTAGCGAGATAACACAAGATGGTATAGGCGCAAAGGTATTGGGGTTAGTAGATAATACAATTACCGTCAGACCATATACATATTATGGATTTAAGTCGAATACACCAATAGAATTTGCTGGAGCAGAGTGGAATATAATTTCTATATCTATAGACTTTACTTCAGAAATTGTTGGTTTTAATTCTGCAATTAACGCTGACACTGAATTCGCGGTAGGAAAAATAACCGATGTTAGAATAATAGATTCTGGTTATGGGTATATTGATAAAGCCATTGCCAATGTCATAGATGCAAATGGAAACATAGCCGCAAAAGGCGTCATATCTGCTAAAAATCAAGGATCTACTGGTGGCTTTTGGTCTTCATTAAACTCCCACATAAACGGATATACAAAAACATTGGCAACAGACGGAGTCGATGAATACTTTGTATCTGGAAAGTTTATACACGATAGTAATTACTATCAAGAATATTCGTATGAAATACAATCGAAGATTGGCATTGAAAGATACGAACAACCACTAAAAGAAATAACTCACGTCGCAGGAACAAAAGTATTTGGTAAATTTGATTTTGAAGAAGAATTAAAAATTGTTCTTTCTTCTGACATATCTATAGAATATTCTGTTGCAGAAATTTAATAAATATACTAAAATATTGAGGAAAAAATGACGGATATAACAAGCAAATTTAGAACTGATGTAGCAAAGCTTTTTATCGATGATGTGCAGGCCGGCAATTACTATTTGTTTGTTTCATGCGACTCAAACGAGCCAACTATAAACAGTGATTCTTCTAAGAAATCATTTTTAGAAAGAGCATTATTTGGAAAAAGAATTGATCCAGAAGAAGTGTACTATGCTATAAAGAATTATCCTTGGCAGCAAAATACCATTTACACACAATATGATGATGAAATAGATTTGTCAGATAGCAAATATTATGCTGTGGTATATCCAGAAAATAACGAAACTGGTGATTATAAAGTCTATAAGTGCTTATTTAATAACTACGGATCACCGTCGATTAATGCTCCAAACTACAGTGAAGTTACACCAGATCAAATTTATGAAACTGGAGATGGATATGTGTGGAAATACATGTATTCTCTAACAGAATTTGAATTTGATAAGTATAATACTCGTGGATATATACCAGTATTTCAAGATACTACACCAACTAATGGTGATACCAGTGAAATAAATCAAATATATATTACTAATCCAGACAGTAACCGCGGATACGAAAGTGTGAACGGTACGATATTTCAAGTATCTCGTGGTACTGAAAATAAAGTCGTCATTTCTGTTATTGCTGGGTCAATAAATCCTATTGAAAACTACTATTCAAATTATTCTTTTTATGTTACAAATGAAGATAACGTATCTATAGTATATGAAGTAGATACATACGTATACAATTCTCCAACTCGAGCAACAATAACTTTAAAAGAAGGTGTTCCGTTAGACGGCGTTTTAATAGAATCAACTTCTTTTCAAATACTGCCACGAATAAAAATATTGGGAGATGGTACTGGCGCTCAAGCAATACCAAGAGTATCTTCTGAAGATGGAACAATATCTAAAATTATAATGCTAAATAAAGGCTCAGGATATACTCGAGCTATTGCAACTATACCAGATCCTTTCGGATTTGATCCAAACACTTTAAGTTCTCTAGATGAGAGAATAATACTTAGACCGGTCATTTCGCCACCAGGTAAACATGGAAATAATATTGCAAATGAGCTTTCTTCTAGGCGTGCGCTCATATACAACGGAATTAATGAATTTGATAACGACATAATTCCAACCATAAACGTATTCGGTAGTGTAGGAATAGTAAAAGATCCAGAATTTAAAACTGCGAATACGACACCGGATGTTTTTAATAATACGATAGAAATTTTATTAGATGGACATTCGTTAGAATTAGATGAATATGTCACTCAAATTGAAACCGATCCAGAAAGCGAATTTTATAACGAAATAACTTTTAGCGCTAGAGTTAACGAAATTAATGGTAATACTATCCGTCTATGCGAATATATGGGACCATATCCGAATGATTTAAGTACCGCGAATACCGTGTATGATTTTAGTGATATATCTATTAACCCGGAATTACCATTATATTCTTCGCGCGATGAAATACTTATAATAAATACAGCTGAAGATGCAGTTAAACCATCCGATTATATTCAGAGATCTGGCGAAGTTTATTACATGAACTCATTTGATCCAATTGCAAGAACTGAAGCATCAAGAGAACAAATAAAAGTTATTATTGAATTTTAAGGAAAAATAAATGCCAATTAATAAAGACCTTAACGTAGACCCGTATTTTGATGATTTCGATTTAACTAAGCAGTTTTATCGAGTTCTCTTTAAGCCGTCTTATGCAGTTCAGGCTCGTGAATTAACACAAATGCAAACTATATTGCAAAATCAAATTGAGCAATTTGGTGACAATATATTCAAAGAAGGTTCTATCGTAAAGGGCTGCAACTTTACAGATTTGGACGATCTAAACTATGTAAAAGTGACTGATAAAGAAGGATTTGACGTTGCGACTTATGTAGGTTTTACAGATACTATTACCATAGGTTCTGAAGATTTTCCAAGAGATAATACATTTGAATTAAGAGGCGCGGTTACTGGTCTTACTGCGAGTGTAATTGCTGCGACCAGAGGTTTTGAAACAAGGAACCCAGAATTGAATACGTTTTACATAAATTATACTACAACTTCTGCTGGAAATAAAGTATTTCAATCTGGTGAACTTTTAAGCATATACAAGATAAGTACTGTCGAAGTCGGAACTTCTATTAATAGAACAGAAGAATTAGTCGAAACAATAAACGTTACTACTTTCTCGGGAGCAATAGGAAATTCTTATGCTACGCGTGTTGCGCCAGGAGTAATTTTCCAAAAAGGACATTTCTTATATACAGAAGAGCAATTAGTAATTGTTTCTAAATACACAAATATTCCAGACAGCGTATCAGTTGGCTTCTTGATAGAAGAAAAAGTAATTAACGCGTTTCAAGATGAAACACTATACGATAACGCAAACGGATCAAATAACCAAAACGCGCCTGGTGCAGATAGATTAAAACTGATTCCAGTTTTGACTGCTTTGCCTACCGATGAAGCTGATGCTGATACATCATTCTTTACTCTCACAAGATATTCTAACGGAAACGCCGTTCAAATTAGAGATGTTTCTCAATACAATGTTCTTGGCGAAGAAATGGCGCGCAGAACTTATGAAGAATCTGGTAATTACGTAGTAAGAGATTTTAAGACTAAAGTAATTAGACGCGATGGAAAATTAAAAGCTTCTATTGGAACGGGATTAGCTTACGTCAAGGGATACCGTATAGAAAACCGTGGTGAAATTATTTTAGATTTAGATGAGATCGCAAACACCGCGTTTGATGAAAGAACAAATCAAGCAGTTTCATTCAATTATGGCGGATATTTAGATTTAGTTAATGCAAATACGTCTGGAACAGTAGACCTTGGAGATTTTTCAACTGTCAATTTAATAGATAGTGGCGATAGCACTATCGGTACCGCAAGAATAAGAAACATAACAAATGATAAGATTTTCTT